AACTCCACTTCCTCCTGATGCAGGAACAACATATTATTTTGAAACTGGATCTGTAGCTACTAGTTCTTATGTAAATTTAAGTAATAAAATTAACTCTACATTAGGATCTTCATTAGTAACATCAAGTATTAGTAGTCAATTCTTTATATTAAGTTCCTCATTTACAGGATCAAGATATAATGGAATGTTAATGCAGTCTGGTTCTTCTAATACTACTATAGCATTTTTTACCGGTGGTACTAATTTTTCACCAGCATTTAGTAGTAGTGTATTTCCTAGTTTAAGTAATAAAATTAACTCTATTTTAGGACCTACTCTAGTAACTTCAAGTATTAACGGAGTTTTATTTACTCTTTCAGGGTCAGCAACAGGTTCTTATGCTAATGGAATTTTATTCCAAACAGGATCAGGAGCTTCATTTAGTACTTTATTTACTCTTGGTGGAGGTAAAAACTTTAGTTCTAGTTACCTTGATCAAGGAGGTAGTATATACATGGACAATCTTGGAAATATTGTTATTGACAGTATTTCAGGTAGTGTATATTTAGCTAAAAATAAACAAGATGTTTACTTAGGTGATGGTACAAGTTCCGCTAATTTAATATTTGATGTAGCGGGTGCTATTAAAGGTGAAGCTGGAAAAAATATTGCCGTAACTATTGGTTCAAATGATACTCAAGTTATTGTTACTGGTAGTTTAGTTAATATAGGTACGTATACTTCTTCATTTGCTAGAATAAATGATGGTAATATTACAGCTAGTGCTTTAAGATCTAACAGTAGTTTATTTGTATCAACTTCATTATCATCATCAACTGTAGTAACTAATACTATTACAGCTACCACAGGAAGTTTTGTATTAATAACTGGTAGTAGATTAAATTTAAATAATAATAGTGGAATTTTCTTTACAGGAAGTAATCCTACATTAGGTGCTAGTATTGTAGTAGATAATTTAGGAAATTTAAATCTAGATTCAGTTAGTGGTAGTGTATTTTTTGGTAAAGGAAATGGTGATGTTTACTTAGGAGATGGAACTGGATCTTCAAATTTAATATTTGATGTTGATGGTGCTATTAAGGGAAATCCTGGAGTAACATTAACTTTAGGTTCATCATCAGCTAATTTATTATTTACAGGTTCAAATATTAATTTCCAACCAGGTGGAGGAACAACTAGATTTGGTGGTAATATTATTTCTACAGGTAGTAGTATTGTAACAGGTTCATTTACCGGTTCATTTATTGGAAACGGTTCAGGATTAACAAATTTAAATATATCCTCTTCAAATACATCAGGTTCATTTACAGGTTCATTTGGTGGTACGGGTTCATTAAGATTAGAAACAGGATCTGTAGGATTATCTTTAGATGTATCTACTGATTTCTTGAAATTTACTTCAGGTTCAACTACTAATTTTGTAGCACAACAAGTAGCTGGTACTACAAGTATGTCTTTTGCTTTTAATACAGGTTCAGCTATTGGTGGTCAAGGTGGTGTCTTTGATATTAGAGGAACAGCTGTTATAATGAATCCTCAAGGAAACTTTTACAGTGAAAACTTAAGATTACCAGCAGCTCCAAATGGATTTGCTTCCATTGTAATGAATGGTCCAGTATCAGGATCAGGTACTCAACCAGGTGTATGGTCACTTGTAACTTCACCTTCATCTTCAGCAACCGGTAGTAGTTTTAATATAAGACATAACCAAACTGATATTATTAATGTTTATACTTCTAGTTTAGTACAAATAACATCACCATCAGGAGCAATTTTATCACCAACACAATCAGCAGTTCCAACATTTAGTGGTTCAGACGGACAATTCCTATTTGGAACAGTTACTGGACAACCTGTGATGTTTGTGTGGATGGCTGGTCGTTGGAGATCAAGTTCATTAGCTTAAACTATTCTGAACCATTTTAATATTTATAACAGAATATTACTATGGCAAACATTCCTATTTGGACCGGTACTAGTACTTTCTTCCCTGGAGATACACCTTTTGGATTTTATGATAATGATTTCCAATTTCAACAGGATGCAGATAAAGTAGCTAGATTTTGTGCTCAACGTTTGGGTTACCCTTTAGTTGAAGTTGAACTTCAATCCGGATCGTTTTATACTGCATTTGAAGAAGCAGTAACTGTTTATGGAAACGAATTATATGCTTTTCAAGCACGAGATAATTACTTGTCTTTAGAAGGAGCATCTACCGGTTCAAATCTTAATCAATCTTTAGTTAATCCTGGTATGGCTTCTGTTATTAGAATGTCACAACAATACGCTTCTGAAGCAGGTACTGGTGGTCAAATTGATTGGTACAGCGGTTCAGTTAATTTATCTTCAAGTGTTCAAGATTATGATTTAAAACAATGGGCTATTGATAATAATGTTACTGGTGGAATTGAAATTAAAAAAATATTTTATGAAAACAAACCCGCAATTTCTCAATTGTATAGTCCTTGGGCTGGTTTAGCTCCAGGTGCTATGAGTGCTGTTGGTTTAACCGGTTTAGCTGGATTTGGCCCTGCAACTAATTTCTTATTAATGCCTTTAAGTTATGATGTAGCTAATATGCAAGCTATTGAATTAAATAATGACATTAGAATATCTAATTACACTTTTCAATTATCAAATAATAAACTAAGAATATTTCCTATTCCTGGAGCTGATGATGAAGGAATAAAATTATGGTTTAACTATATTAAAATAGATGATAGAAATAATGCCGCTGTAACCTCAGCACCTGGTGTTATTAATAATTTATCTAAAATGCCTTACAGTAATCCAAGATATGCCCAAATCAATTCAGTAGGTAGAAGTTGGATTTTTGAATATGCTTTAGCATTATGTAAAGAAATGTTAGGATATATTAGAGGTAAATACACTACAGTCCCAATTCCAGGAGCTGAAGTAACATTAAACCAAAGTGATTTAATAGCCGCAGCATCATCAGAAAAAGAAGCACTTATTACAAGATTAAGAGAGTATTTAGATTCAACATCACGTCAAGCATTACTTGAAAGAAAAGCAGCAGAGTCAATAGCTCGTAATACTGAAATATTACAAGTTCCAATGACAATTTATATAGGATAATATGGCTTTATTTGGTAGTAGTCGTGATATAAGTTTATTTAGAAACATTAGCCGTGAGTTAATGGCAGATATCATTTCCCAAGAGGTAGTGTTTTATAAATGTAATATAACGGATACTAAAGTAAATATGTACGGCGAGGCATCATCTGGTCGTGTATTTGAAGAACCTATATTATTAAATTCTTTAGTTGAAAGAAATGATCAAACTTCTCCAATCCAAGATGAAGAAGTTGGATTTGCTTGGCCTATTACTTTTAGATTTTTAAGAGACGATTTAATAGATGCTAATTTAGTTCCTGAAGTAGGAGATTTTGTAATGTGGAATGAAGGATATTGGGAAATAGATAACACAAATGCTAACCAATATTTTGTAGGAAAAAACCCTGATTATCCTTATTATGATAGTAATGGAAATAATCCATTAAACCCAGGACTAGAGGAATTTGGTTACAATGTATCAATTATATGTACTGCCCACTATGTTTCTGCAGACAGATTAAATATTATTAAACAAAGATTATAATGGCTGGAAGAAAACCTATACCAAAAACCCAAAAAGAAATTAGTAATTCTTTTGTAGTACCTTATGATGTTACTCAAGGAAATCCTAATGATGCTGTGCCTTCTACTAAAAACAGAGCATTACAACAATCTTGGAAAGGTGATACAACAAAACCATTTTCTATAAGCATTCAAGATATTGATGAAGCTATATTTTATTATCTTGAAAATGTAATTAAACCTACTGTAAAACATAATGGTGAAATTCTTCCTGTGCCTGTTTTATATGGTTCTCCTGAAAAATGGAAATCATATCAAAAAGATGGGTATTTAAGAGATTTAAAAGGATCATTAATGGCTCCCTTAATTGTATTTAAGCGTGAGTCTATGGATAAAAATAGGACTATTGCCAATAAATTAGACGCAAATAATCCTCACAATTATGGAGTATTCCAGAAAAACTATAGTGCAAAAAACGCCTATAGTAGATTTGATTTATTAAATAACAGAATACCTGAAAAACAATATTACGCTGTTGTTGTTCCTGATTATGTAACTGTAACTTATACATTTATTATTTTTACATATTATGTAGAACAACTAAATGGAATTGTAGAAGCTATGAATTATGCTTCTGATGCTTATTGGGGTGATCCTGAACGTTTTAAATTTAAAGCTTCTATTGATTCTTTTGGTTTCCAAACCCAATTAGAAGAATCAGCAGAAAGAGTAGTACGAAGTACTTTTACTTTAAAATTAAACGGACATATTATTCCTGATGTAATTCAAAAAGATACAACAGC